GATTTGGAAACTAAATTTACTGGGCCTAACTTTTTAGCTCATGCCCCTGAAGAAGCGCACGCTCATGATGACTTTGCTGACTCCCTAGCTATTGCCTGTGCTTTAACTATGGATTTAACCCTGCCGCAAGTAGAAATGTCATCATCCCCGTTTTATAGATAGTTACGACTTTAGCCTGTTTAGATCACCCAAAAGTAGGACACTTTTACCGAGGTCCTCAAACCAATTTAGGAGTAAAAATGGCAATTGCACCAGATCCAAAGTTCCCTGAAAAAGCAGGAACAATGTATGACCGCAAGTTCTCACCAGCAACCCCAGGACAACGTGGCCCACTTCGTTTCGAAGAAGGTATCGCAACAGACACAGACGTCCCACAGGAGTTTACAAAGGGAGCTATGCAAGGCTACATGCCTGCAGCAGGTCGTCCAAACCGCAATGCGGTAGTTCACACAAAGACAGCTGAAGAAACAATGCGCGAGCGTGCTCACGTAGGTTCTGCAGCTTGGGTAGAAGCTCCAGCAAGCTTGACTGATTTTTCTTCAGGCGCTTTTGCAGATCATGGCGACAACCGTTTCGAGCAAGTATTTCGCAGCGGCTCTCACCAAAACGCATCAAACCCAGCAGTAGTAACTGACTAATTAGGTTTCCTACCCCCGTTCTCAGTCATCGAGTACTGGCGGGGGTAGGGTCCTCTTTTTCAAAGGAATTTAAATGGCTCTAATTAGAGGTAAAGAAGTAAAAGAAGGCCCAACGCAGTACCCAGCTAATCCAAAACTGTATAACACTATTGTTGTGCAAGCTAAATCAAAGTTTGCTAAATACCCTTCACCGGCTGCTGGTCACTGGGTACATGCTAAGTACACTCAAATGGGTGGAAAGTTTGTAGCCTCAAAGCGTGAAGTTGATCCTCGTTTTAGAGACTATGTAAAAGAAGAACAAGACAAAAAAGAAGCAGATCAAAAGAAAAAAGTTACTAAGCCCGTTGGTCGCGGAATGGTCGCCGGCGAAGCTTTTAGAAAATAACGTTTTATTAGTTTATCGACATTTGTGATACGCTATGGCAGTTAAGCGCGAAAGGGGGATTTGGTGAGCGGTATTGATTTCTCGCCTCCGAGTTATCGCGCAGCCTCCTCTGATTTAACAATTTCAATCTCCCCTCTGGGGCTGGTTGAGTTAGCAGATGAAGAGTTTGAAGTACACGGCCCGCGCTTAAATCGTTATTCTCTTAACTGGGCTATGTATCTTGGCCATCACTATTCTTATCGCCGTCAAACAGGCGAATCTCAGATGGTACTTAACTATTACCGCGCATTCACAGACTTTGTAATTAACTTTACTTTCGGTAAAGGTGTTCAGTACCGTAGCCCTAAAGCAACTGAAGCAATTATCCCAGACCTATTAGAGCGTGTGTGGGAAGTAGATAACAATAAAGCAACTGTACTTTGGGAAATCGGGCAACAGGGCTCTGTTTCTGGAGATTGCTTTATCAAAGTTGCTTACGAAGAAGCTTACACAGATCCATCAGGCTTAACTAAGCCAGGTCGTGTACGCATCCTTCCACTCAACTCCTCTTTCTGTTTTCCAGAATTTCACCCACATGACCGCGAACGCTTAATTCGGTTTAAACTTAAGTATCGTTTTTGGGGAACATCTCTGGAAGGCACCCGTCAAGTATTTACGTATACAGAAATTCTGACAGATGACATTATCGAAGAATATATCAATGACGAGCTTATTGATTCACGCCCTAACCCTCTTGGCACTATTCCCGTTATTCATATCCCTAATGTTCGTATTAGTGGTAGCCCTTGGGGTCTTAGTGATTGCAACGATATTATTAATATTAACCGTACCTACAATGAAACTGCTACAGACATCGCTGACATCGTTAACTACCACGCTGCGCCTGTTACGGTCATTATCGGCGCTAAAGCTTCTCAGCTTGAAAAAGGTGCTAACAAAGTATGGGGCGGTCTTCCAAAAGACGCAAAAGTAGAAAACCTAGAAGGCGGAGCGCAAGGACTTAAGGGCGCAATGGAGTTCTTAGCCATGCTTAAGAAAACTATGCACGAAATGATTGGTGTTCCAGAAACTGCACTGGGCCAAGCACAGCCTATCTCTAACACATCAGGTGTAGCTTTAGCTATCCAGTTCCAGCCTTTGATGAACCGCTACCACCAAAAAATTATTCAGTACGCTCGCGGACTAGAGCGCGTTAACGAGATTGTTATCCGCAGCTTAGCTATTAAAGAGCCAGAAACTTTTATTTGGAATCCAGACGCGGATACGCCATTAAAGCCAGGACAGCTAGACCGACTAGACCCGCAAGATCCAATTACTTATCTTTCTTACGCTCACTTCCCTCAACCACTTCCACTTGACAAGCTAATTGCTTTGAACGAAGTTCAATCAATGCTTTCACTTGGACTTGAGTCTAAAGAGGGAGCCCTCCGCACCCTGGGTGAAGAGTTTCCAACTGAAAAGCTTTATGAAATCCGTCAAGAACTTATTGATGACGCTAAGGCTGATGGAGCTCTTAAGCTCATTCAAACTCAGATCGAACAAGAGATTATGCAACTTACTGGCACCATGATGCCTGAGGGTGCTTCTGGCATGGTTCAAGGAGGCGGGGCTCCTGGAGCAGATGCCGGCCAAACCCCTATGGGATCAGCTATGGAACAGCCAATACTGGATCAAGCTGACTCAATAGCGCAACAGGGTGAAAGTCAACTACGTACCGCCCTTGTAACTGAAGCTTACGGAACCAAACTTCCTCAAAGAAGGGTTCCGCAAGACTACGAAAAATAAACGCGTTTAGCACGTTAATTTTCGTGGTGTAAGGCAAAATTTCATATAGAAATAAATGTTAGGTCATTTGTGCTCTCACTTCGGAAAACGACCCCTAGGACTAAGGATATAAACGCATGTCAGATACTGCAGAAAACATGGCAGCTGCTTTTCAAGCAGATGCTGGAACCGCTCCAGTTGTAAACGTGTCGGGCGTTGACGCGCCGGCTGTTACTACTACGAACACTACTACTCTACCTGTTACGAACTCTAAGTTCTATACAGAAGAAGATTTAGCCCGTGTTCGTTCTCAGGAGAAGTCCAAGCTCTATCCGGAGATTGATTCTTTAAAGGAAGAGCTAAATTCACTACGAAAAGAAAAAGAAGAAGAAGCAGCTCGTCGATCAGCAGATGCGGAAGCAGAAGCTGCGCGGATTCGAGAAGAAGCACTAGCGGAACTAGATTCCAAATCTTATGCGGATGCTCGACTATCAGAGCTGCAGGAGCAGTTGGAGCGTGAGCGTGTCGAACGTGAACGAGCCTTCGCTCTTCTGGAGCGCGAGAAGACTTTTGCAGATCTACAGGCTTATCGCCAAGAAATACTTGAACAAGAGCGCCAAAATATCATTCCTGAGTTAGTTGATTTAATCGCAGGCAACACCCGCGAAGAAATTCAATCTAGCGTTGAAGGGTTGAAAGAACGCTCAGCACGAATTCTTGAATCGGCGCAATCTGCTATGCAGAACGCTCGTAAAGAAATGACTGGAACAAGGGCAACCTTGCCACCAGCCGGACCATTGGAAACTAATTCGGAGCAACGTAACTTAACGGCTGAAGAAATTCAGTCAATGTCCATGAACGATTACGCTAAATACAGAAGTCGACTCTTGAGCCCAAGTGCTCAAGGGAAGTCACAGGGTCTGTTCGGATAACCCCAAACCCAAATTCAACCAAGGAGTCAATTTAAATGGCATCATCCATTACAGGTACCGGCAATTTAGCCGCTGCGCCTACCGCGTACTCAGGTACCAATACCCAACTGACTCAAGCGATCCAGACAATTTGGTCTAAGGAAATCCTTTTCCAGGCCATGCCAATCCTTCGCTTTGAGCAGTTCGCAGTAAAGAAGACAGAACTAGGTGTTGCACCTGGTCTACAAATTAACTTCATGCGTTACAACAACCTAGGCTTTGCAAACAGCCTAGTTGAAGGTGTACGTATGCAGACAAACGCA